TCTCTCAGCACCACTCCTTGATGCCATCGCACCGCCTGATAAGAAGAAGCGTTCTGCTTTCGGTGTGATTGATTACCTATCTACCCATCACTATTACTGGTGGTCTCCTCTAGAGAAAACTGTTGTCCTTCCGATGGCAGTTATGGGTATTACATACTCAGCATGGTTGGGTATGGTTGCTGTTCCTCTGATTATCACTGTGGGATATACATGGTGGTATATCTTCAGCAAGGTTGATCCTGATAGTCTGGATGTTCTCCAGAACGTTCGTGAGTTCAACTGGCAACGTGCCCTTAGAGGTTGGGCTCCTTTGATTGCTACAGTTATTCTCCTGCTAAACACAGGTAAGAGTGGTGCGATTTTCTTTTTTCCATGGTTTGGCGCTATGTGCGCTTACTATTCTATTATTTACCGCGATTGGAAGTGGGGTCGATGGATTGACGCTAAGTTTGCTGTCGTTGCTACTGTTGTTCTTGCTTTTAGTAGCATCGTCGGACAACTGAACGGACCCGTCAAGGAATACTTGGCAAACGCACCTGCAGATGCTATAATTCCTGCATCCCTGGTGGCGGCAGTCGCTGCTTTCATCATGGGTTCTTCGGGTAAGTATGCTGGTATGGCATCCATCCTTATTAAGGTCTTCGGTCCTCAATATTTGGTGTGGTTCCTTGCTACTGAGTATGCTGGTTACCTCTTGTCACCAGCGCATAAATGCCTTATGATTGGTCAGCAATACTTCGGCACCCCAATCCGCAAATACTACAAGGTCATTGGCGGTTTGTGTGCTATACTTATTGCATACTCTGGTCTCACTACCTTCATCCTATGAAACCCACCGTCATTCTTGAGCGATCCCCCTACCGCTACGTTCAGTGCGGTACGCTGGAGATCAACGGTAGACCCGACTATCGTATTCAAAAGTTCAACGAATGGACCAAGCGTTATACAGACATGTATTTCCTTGATAATCAAATGCAACTTGACACCGCTATGGAAGACTTCGAGTACACTAAGTGGCTCGATCCCGACCCAGAAGTAGGTGCCTATCGTAAATATGACTGAGGTTACTATGAGCGTAAAATCACAAGTACAAGCTGCTGAAGAAGCACTCCGCCAGGCACTGATCAACGCTCTTGCTGAGGGCGATGAAGAACATTTGTCTGAATTGTTCACACAGTATCAAGCAGTTGGTGATCTAAACAAAAAAGTTCAGGACAAAGTTACTTTTGATCCTAACTTTAGTTTTAATTTGTCATCCGACTATCTTAACAACGACCGTATTGGTGGTGATCTAGATGCAATGGATAATATTACCTTTGCTGCAGCACCAGTCAATCTGCCTGGTTCCTTGGGTGAGGATGTAATTTCCTTTGGTGATTACAAGAGTCAGGAGTATCGCCCTGACTAGTCCCGAAATGACTTAAAACTTGCTCTGGTCGGGATGGTATTTTTTCTATGGTATTTGCAAAATCTATTGGTTATCGTATTCTTTCTATGCTATTTGCATGGATCGTAACTGGATCATTGAGTACATCTATTGTTCTTAATATCGGGTATACTATAATATATTATTTTTACGAAAAATTATGGGAAAAGTATTCCTATAAAGTTTCTTACTTCTTGAAAAAGTAAGTGGTGCGGATGGGATAACTCCCGCCTGGTTTCTTGCTTCCAGTCAAAGAGTAAGTGGTGGATCCAAACGACCCCTTCCGTGTGGTTGGTTCCTGTTTACAACTAAAACAAACAGGTGGCGTGCATGTGCTCGGGGGTTTGACCGCCCCCTACATGCGGGCATGGTGTAGAGGTAACATCTGAGCCTTCCAAGCTCCAGTCACGGGTTCGATCCCCGTTGCCCGCTTTTTATAAATATTTCTAGCTTAGGGAAACTGTCTCCAGGACTAGAAGAATATGTCAAAAATTCTGGCAAATCAGATTGCAAATTATCTAGATAATGCACCGATTGAAGTAAAGGAAGGTGTAAACATTCCTGCTGGAAAACCACTGCAAGTTGGCGGTTCCTCTGGTACTAATGGTCAAGTCTTGACTACTGACGGTGCTTCTATCACATGGCAAGACGCTCCATATTTTAGTGGAGACTACAATGCTCTTACAAATAAACCAACTATTCCAGCAGCGCAGGTAAATTCTGACTGGAATGCTGTTGGTGGTTTTGCTGAGATTTTAAACAAACCTGTAGTTCCACCAACACCATCTATTGTTGTTGCTCCTGCTCCAAGTGGTGGTGGTAACTTAACTTACAACGCAGTTAATGGTGAGTTTACATATACTCCACCCGATGTAAGTTCTGTCATTGCTCAAGAATTTGACCCACTGTTCTCGGCATCTCCTGCTTCTAATGTAACAGCGCAGAAGATTACTAACTGGGATACTGCATATGGTTGGGGTGATCACTCAGCACAAAACTATATTACACTAACTAACCTTAGTGTTTCTCAGTTACCAGCATCTGGATCTGGCACTCTATCATACGTTAATACAACGGGTGTCTTTACATACACACCACCAGATCTTTCTAGTTATCTCACAGCAGAAACTTCTACATTTAATGATGTAGTTTCACGAGGTGGTAACACAACCCTTGCTGTTTCTACTGGTGACTTAACAGTTAATGGAGACCTCATTGTTACTGGAACTACAACACAGAACAATGTTACTACTTTCAATGTTTCTACAAATGAAATTGTAATTAATGATGGTCAGCAAGGTCCTGCTGCTCTAAATGGATCTATCAGAATTGATAGAGGAACTGGTACTGAAGTTGATACTAGAATTAGATGGAATGAAGGAACTGATAAGTGGGAATTCACAAACGATGGATCTACTTATTATAACTTCGCTACAAATATTTCTGATCTTAATAACGATTCAAACTTCCTAACATCTTATACAGAAACTGACCCTGTATTTGCTGCTTCTGTTGCTGCTGGTATTACCAATGCCAACATCACAAACTGGAATGAAGCACATGGTTGGGGCGATCACTCTACTGCTGGATATTTAACAGCAGAAGCAGATACTCTTGCAACAATCTCTGCTCGTGGTGCATCTACCTCAGCAACGTTGACGATGGGTGGTCTTATCGTTAATGGTAACGTTACGATTAATGGTACACAGACTGTTGTTAATACAACGACACTTCAAGTATCTGATAATGAGATCACATTAAACAATGATGTAACAGGAACTCCAACAGAAAATGCTGGTATTGAAGTTGAGCGTGGTTTATCATCTAACGTAAGACTACGTTGGGATGAGACAGTTGATCGTTGGCAATTCAGTAATGATGGTGTCACGTACTATCCAATGCCAATTGCATTGAGTGAACTTGCAAATGACTCTGGATTCTTAACCGCATACAACGAAACTGACCCAGTATTCTCTGCTTCACCAGCAGCGCAAATTAATTCCACCCTGTTGACACAATGGAATGCTGCTTATTCATGGGGTGATCACTCACAAGAAGGATACTTAACTTCATATCAAGAATCTGACCCTGTTTTCAATGCTCACCCAGCATCTAATGTTAGTACAACAAAGATTTCTAACTGGGATACTGCATATGGTTGGGGTAATCATGCTAACCAAGGATATCTTACATCACTGAGCTCAGTATCGATTAATGATCTAAGTGATGTTGACACTCAAACTACTGGTCCTTCCGATGGTCAGGCATTAGTATGGAGTGCATCTGGATCCAAGTGGATTCCTGGCACAGTCTCTACCACTGGTGGTGGAGGAGCAACTGGCGGTGGTGCAACCGTATCAATTTCTGATTCTGTACCAACCACCCAAAACCCTGGTGATCTATGGTGGAACTCTATTGAAGGTGCGCTAAAGATTTACTACGATGATGGTGATAGTCAACAGTGGGTTGACGCTTCACCTTCTGGATCTGGTGCAACTGGTGGTGGAACTGGCGCAACATATGATCTTACTGGTAGAACTACAACTGCTAACAATGCATTCATTGATCTTGTCGGTAGCAATTCAACTGTAGACAGTATTGAATTTGTTGGCAGTGGTGCTACTGAGATTCTATGGAATTCTAATAGTGGATCAGGAACACCTAGAATCACAGTTTACAGTCCTGCACAAGTTCAAGCAGACTGGAATGAAACTGATTCTAACCAAAAGAGTTTCATTCAAAACAAACCAAACATCACTAATGCTTCTCTTGCAAATCTAACTGATACTAGTATTGCAGCAACTGGTTATCCTCTCAATGATGGAGACCTTCTTGTTTATAGTTCTACTACACAAAAATGGCAGAACCTTCCTGATGCAAAAGGTCTGTCAACTGTAAGAGATGTTTATGTTGGTGCCAACATGACCATCAATGCAGTTGGTGCAAACAAATTCCTCAAGTTCCAGAATGGAACAGGAACATATGCTGGTCTTGCTGACAATAACAACAGTCTTGGAACTGCTGGTCAGGTACTGACTGCTGATGGTAACGGTGGATTAAACTGGCAGACTCCTGCAGGTGGTGGCGGTGGATCTACTACACTTTCTGCATTGACTGATACACTCATCGCAGATGGTAGTAACTTCTTGGCGGATGGTCAGATCTTACGCTATGATGTTGTTGCAAGTAAGTGGGTCAACTCAAGAATTGTTAGCATCAATGAGGTACAGGATGTAGATACCTCAACCACAGCACCAACTAATGGTCAGACTCTTGTTTGGGATAACGCAAACACTAAGTGGAAACCAGGAACAATCAACAGTGGATTAACAACACTTTCTGGTGAAAGTATCAATGATCTTGGAGATGTATTTGTACAATCTCCTTCTGATGGTCAGTTCTTGGTTTATAGTTCTGCAAACAATAGATGGGAAAACACCACATCTTCTGGTGGAGGTGGCGGTGGTGCTTCTGTAACTGTATCTGATGCTGCACCAACAACGCCTTCTGGTGGAGATCTCTGGTGGGAGAGTGATAGTGGAAGACTTAAGATTTACTATCAAGACGGTAGCACTGATCAGTGGGTTGATGCATCACCAGCACTAGCACCACTTGCTGATCCTAATATTCCTTTTGCTGTTGGGTGTATTAATATGAATGCAAACTCTCCAACATGGACTGGAACTGGTGGTTATACAGTTGCTAAGTCTGGTGGAGATGGCACCGCTGGTGGCGGAGATGTATTCTATACATTAACATTCCCAGTTGCATACAATGCAAGAACTGAATATATTGTTCAAGCTTCTTATGATGGAACTGATTGGGTTTCTGCTAATGGCGCACAAATTGGCATCGAAAGAAACACCGCCAATGTTGTATTCTGTGTCAGAAGGTGGAATGAAGATCCACTAAACCTTGGTGATATCATGGTTACTATTACCAACCTCTAAATAAAACTGGAAGGAGCATTTTAAGAAATGGCAATCAATTTTCCCGCTACAACAGGGCAACCAACGGACGGGTCTTTTACATATACTGACCCTACTACTGGACTATTATATTTCTGGGATGGATCTTCCTGGTCTAGTTTTGGTACACCTGCAGCTGGCGGCGGTAGTGGTTATACTGATGCTAATGTAGATACTCACTTGAATACTTCTACTGCTAATTCTGGTGAAATTCTCAGTTGGAATGGAACTGATTATGACTGGGTAGCAGACCAGACTGGTGGTGGAGGTGGTGGAACTCCTGGTGGTAATAATGAAGAGATCCAATACAATAGTAGCGGTTCTTTTGCTGGGAGTAATGGATTAAAATATATTTTAAATACTACTAGTGTTCCTCAAACAGCAACACTTCAAGTTGGTGACGCTCCTGGAAACCCAGCACAGACATATGTTGGTGAAATTGTAGCAGATAATATAAATGCTCAAGGAACTATCACTTCTATCCTTGGTGCATACTTTAATGGATCTGTTACGGTTGAAGGTATTGGTCCTAACACATCACTTCAGTTAGTATCAGGAGGATCTCCTGTTGCAATTCTTGATAACAATTACTCTCCTGGTACTGCTGGACAAGTATTAAGTGCGACTGGAAATGATGGTTCTGGAAATGCTACTGGTGTTGCATGGGCTACACCATCTACTCTTTCTGGAAGACAAACTGCTAGTGCTCAAACAGCATCGATTGCTGACGGAGTAGCTGCAGACCTTTCTATCACCGCAGCAAAATCTTATGGTTTGATTACAATTCAAACATCACATGCTGCTTGGGTTACTCTTTATACGGATGCTGCTAGTAGAACTGCTGATGCATCTAGAACAGAAAATACAGATGCTCTACCTGGAACTGGTGTAATTGCTGAAGTAATTACAGGTGGTGCAACAACTCAATTGATGACACCTGGAGTCTTTGGATTTAATAACGACTCAACACCATCTACAACTGTTTATGCTAAAGTAGTAAACAAGAGTGGATCAACACAAGTTATCACAGTTACTCTAACTTACACAATCCTAGAGGTCTGATATGGAAGATAAAGTCTACATCGTAACGCTCTACAAACACGAGGATCTAGAGCAGTTTTACAATGAGATGCAGCTTTCCAACTTCCCTTTAGTTCTTAAGCGTCCTCTCAGTAGAAACACTCATTATATGATGAATGAGGAGCAGGCACAAAGACTGCGCCAAGATCCTAGGGTGTGGAGTGTGTCATTAAGACCAGAAGAACTGGGCATGACGCCTGTTCGTACAAACACTAATTTCGTTGAGTATCCTATCACTGGAAACTTTTGGAAAGACGATACCATCGCACCAGCGACTATCAGTCCTGGTGATTTGCAGTGGGGACATATTCATTGTGCAGGAAATTCAGCACAAAGAGATAAAGGACAGTTTGGTAGTGGTGCAACTTACGAGTCAAAGAATGATACAGTAACAGTATTCAATGAAGGTAGACATGTCGATGTTGTTATCGTAGATGATCCAGTATCATATGATTGCACTGAGTGGGAAAGTCCCTCTAGTCCAGGACAAACTAGATTTGTTCAGTATGATTGGTTTAACGAACTTAATACTTATGTAAGTTCTATTGATGATGATGGTATTTCTTTGCCAACTGGTGCTGTAACTTACTACACTAATGCAACCAATCCAGAGCATCATGGTGTACACGTTACTGGAACGGTTGCTGGTCAGCACTACGGATGGGCAAGAGAAGCAAACATCTATGCACTTCAAATTCTTGGCTCTATGCCATCGGGTCAGACTCTAAATCCTTTACTATTGTTTGATTACTTAAGAGCATTTCATAGATATAAACCAGTCAATTCAGTAACTGGTAGAAGAAACCCTACGATCACTAATCATAGCTGGGGATATTCTTATGGCAATGCCATTGATGAAGAATTCCCTGGTGGACTTACACCATCGAATATTACAAATATTTTTTATAATGGAGTCAATTATAACTCTGGAAATCCTGGTCCAAGTGGTTGGACATCTGCTGGAATTGAAGCAGACTTTGGTATTGGTCTAAACAAGACTGATATTCCTGCAGACTATCCTGCTCTAGAAGCAGATGCCGAAGACGCAATTAGAGATGGAGTTGTTGTTATTGCAGCAGCAGGAAATAGTAATTACCATGCAGTAAGAACCACTGATCCAGAATATAATAACACCGTGAGTATTCAGGGATTTGGAACAATTGCTTTTAATAGAGGTATGGCACCAGGCAATGCAGTTGGATCTGTTTGTGTTGGAGCACTCAATAAAGATGCTGATTTTACAAGAGCAACTTACACAAACTTTGGACCAAGAGTTGATGTCTTTGCACCAGGAACTAGTATCTTATCTTCTTGGATTGATCCTGCTAATGTTACTGGTAACTTAACTGGGCAAGGTATTGCTGACTCAAAGTATGGTGGATCAAATTGGTTCTATCCAATCAGTGGTACTAGCATGGCATCTCCACAAGTAGCAGGTGTTGCTGCTTGTTTGGCAACAGGCAAGGAAAGATTTACAAATGAAGATGTCCTTTCTTATCTTCAGAAGACATCAATTCTTGATGATATGACATTCAATCAAGGAACAGGTGACTTTGCCGACAATACTTGTAGGAAAGATAGTCCAAATTCTTATCTACATGCAGAGAATCCAAGACCTGCTGCTGGATTTATCTTACAGCAAAGTGGTGTTAGAAATGCTGGAATGGTATACCCTAGAGTTAAAAATTACTTCCAAGCAATTTATACACCACCAGCAGCACCACAAACAATTACCATAACAGTTGGTAATAACACTTCGATTAATTATACTTTCTCTGGTGATGTCACTGGTGACAACGCAACTATTAATTGTAATGCTGGAGATACGTTAGTGTTTTCTTTCAACATTTCTGGAAATCATCCTTTCTGGATTAAGACAGAACAAGTTACTGGTACTGGCAGCGGCGTAACAGAAGGAACTATTGATAACAACGGTCAGCAAACGCTTGACTTGACATGGAACACTACTGGAGTTACACCAGGAACATACTATTACATTTGTCAGTTCCATTCTGGTATGAGTGGTCAAATCATTGTCTCATAAATAAATCTGAGAGGAAGTATCTGGAAACAAAATGGCAATTAATTTTCCAACACCAACTTCGGTTGGACAAACTTTTACTAATGGATCTGGCATTACCTGGGAATGGACTGGATCAAGTTGGAAAGCTTTTGGACAGAATGCTTCTAACCTTCCTACCAGACAGACGGTAAACTTTGGAGGCATTGTTGCTGCCCAGACAGGCAATGAGTATTATGATGTTGACATTAACGCATCAACATATACTATTCATTCTGTTACTACTAACAGTAATCTCTGGGTTAGAATTTATATTGATAATCAGTCAAGAACTAACGATGCGTCTAGACAGATCAATGTAGATCCAGCACCTGGCATTGGATTAGTATGTGAAGTTATTAAAGATAATCAGATTCAAGTTGTAACACCAGGAGCAGTAGGATATAACAATGGATATCTGAAAAGATTTTATGTCACGGTTGCAACTCTAGAGACATCACCACATACTGCCTCTATTGATGTTGTGTATCAACCCTTAGAACCAGTATGATATAAATACAACCAGGAAGAACTTATAAACGTTAGGAATTTCGCGCAATGGCAATCGTACAAAGAACGGTTCAAGTCCAATCGGATTTTGCAAACGCTAACTGGACTAAAAACAAACTGATTGATGCACTTGAAACGGTCTTTACCGATGCTGGACTTCATGGTGCTGCAGTCACTGGACAAGTAAAGGGTTGGGATGATGGCACCACCCAGTATACTTACTATTCTGCCAGCGATCCCGCACAGTGCTCTGGTGGTGGAACACTTCCTTCTTCGCTTGAGAATAGTAACGATCCTTCTACTACAAACACAACAAATTTTACATACACAACTTTTAGAAATCTCCCTTGTACTGGTGGTAGTGGCAGTGGTGCTACTTTTGATGTTCACTATAGTAGTGGAGTATTATACAGAGTTATTCCATGCAACCCTGGTTCTGGATATACCAATGGAGATGTCTTAACAATCTCTGCAGCAAGCATTTTAGGAACTAGTAATGGATCAGCGGATATTAGTGTTACTGTTAAGGTAGATACTACCAACTATGGTGGTACATCTGCTTTCTTCCAAAAACAAGCAGTTCAAACTTCTACGTATCCTTGGGCGGTATTGAAAGTTGATAACGACCCAACTAAAAAATATGGATCGACATATTATTTTATTCAGGTAGTTAGTGACACACAAATTCAAATCACTAGTGGATTCTTCTGGGCTGGTTGGCAACAACAATTCACTGGTGCTTACCGAATGGATACCTGGGAACAAACTGGTGAGACAAATTGGCCTTTAGGTGATTTGAGAAAGACAGATCAAAACACATATTATGGTAATAACTATTCTCGCCATAGAATTACATACGCTACGACAGCAAGTTATCCACTATACATCAAGACTGCTCAAGCACAAGCTCCACAAGACAGTAACTTTGCTATCTTCTCATTTGCACAGACAGATATTCCATCTACAGATCACATGAATGATTTGTACTATGGTAGTTTTACTATTCCAAAGTATACAACAGCTGTGTATAATAATGACCATGTTGGTCATTGTGGTGTTATTGATTGGATTAATGGAAGTTCAAGCAATGCTACGTTCCAGCAGAGATATAATGTATGCACTAATTCTGGTTCAAATGAAATGCCAAGAGCTGCTGAGACAGGATGGGCAGAAAGGATTGCTTCTGCTGGTTACTACAATCCTTCTTTATATGATGGTTTCTGTACCTTCAGGTGGCGAGCACACAAAGATAGTGATGACTCCAATGATGTAAGATTATATTACGTAGAGACTGCTAAGTATGCTTATGATGAGTTTAACTCTGATAATGAAACAAACAATGTAACATCACTTCCATATCAGGCAGCAGGTGGATATGTTTTTGATGCCAGTGTAGAATATAAGTCAGTCATTAAAGGAATTCCTATTAATCCTTATTTGTTACCATCTCCCTACACTATTCCAGATGACTTTGTTGTATTAGAAATCGTTTACAACACACCATCTGCTAAGTTCTTACCAGGAGATACGATTACAGTATCTGGTAGTGAAGCATATACTATTTTGGTTGGTGGATATGACAATACCGATGCAGATGAAACAAGAGGAGTCTTCTTGTGTGGTAGAACAATCTGATTTTAAAAACAAATGTCACTAGCTAGAGATATAGTTATTAGCTCTCAACCCTCCTCTCCTGTGCAGGGTTATACGGGAGCGCCAGTAACTTTTAACGTACAGGCAAATTCAAACAAGGCACAGTATTTTAACGTGGTTCCTAATGGAACTACTGATTATACTTTTTCTGGTGACGCAAGTGGAAACGATCCAACTTTGAATGCTCTGGTTGGAGACACATTGACATTTTATGTCAATGCTCCTGGTCAACCATTTTTTGTAAAGACAGTTCAGGGAACTGGTAGCAGTAATGCTGTTCCTTCTTTCGAGGTTGTTGGTGCCACACAGATTGTAATTTCTGGTGGTGCATATGATGGTGCATATAACAGAGTACCAACAGATTATAACTGGGACACTAGTACAAATACTCTAGTCACTGGAAATAATAGAGATGCATATTATAATGCTGCTACTCAAGTAGCAATTGTATATGATAACCAGACTAACTGGTACATTCTTACTGCTGTTGAGTTAATCAACGGAACAGATCTAGTACCAAATTCATTCTTACAAACACAGTGGGGACCAGAGTTATCTGGAGCAATTGACTATCCAGACAACACAGTAGATCCAACGTATGGTAGTGTTGCTTTTTATTCTTCTCAAGGAAATGGAGTTCAGACAGGATCATTTACTTGGACACCAACAACTGCTGGAACTTACTACTACAATTCTAGTAACGAAGCATTTATGACTGGAGTGATCAATGTATTTGATCCTCCAACTCTTGTATATGATTGGCAAGTTCAGCAAGCTACTGGAAGCACTTGGGCAAGTATTCCAAATGGTACTGGTTCTGGTCTAGGAACACCAACATATACAACTCCTGATTTATCAGAGGGAGCAGATGATGGAGACAAGTATAGAGTTGTAATCTCTACTCCTCTTGGAACTAATAGTCCGTTAACGAGTAGTGTATACACACTCAATGTTACAACTCCTGTTATTACTATCAATACACAACCACAGGATTTAACAACTGGTAGAGGACTATACGCAAACTTTAGTGTAGATGCAACAGTTAATAGTCCATTCCAGATTGTATATCAGTGGCAACTGAGAAAGAATCAAAGTCCTACTTGGACTGACATTTCCCCTGGTGGAACTGCAAATACTCTAGCAATTCCTAACTTAGATAATGGTGATTATTTAAGATGTGTATTGAATTCTACAGGTGCTTCTGAAGTTATTTCTAGTCAAGCACAACTAACAGTACAACCATTTGATGTTCCTTTAACAGTTGCCGCTGGAACTGTTAATGTATTCTCATTCCAATGGAATACTGGATACACTAGTTGGATATCAAACTCTGCTCCTGCAGTTGGTGATCCTCCAAATAATTATCCGTTCGTTCCATCGACTGTCATTTCTATGGCAGTAACATCTTTTCCTGTTATCCAAGCAACAGCAATTACAGGATTTACTTTGCAAGGTGCATACAAATCTCCATATGCAATCACTTGGCAGGATAGTTATACTAAAGGATACTATCCATGTCCAACAGGAACAGGTGGTGGTAGCACAAGACCAACGGAAGGATTAATTGTTCCTAGATACGGACTATAAATAATCCTGAGCACTAGTATCCGTTTGGTTTAGTTAAATGGCAGATCGTTTCCCTTTAATCGTTAATGCTGTCTCTAAAAAAATTGAAGAGATTGTAGCAGGTGACAATTTGGAATTATCTGGTAACGGAATTGTTATCAGCGGAGACTATGGAGCAGGAAAATACCTAAAGAGTGACGGATCACAAGTCCTATGGGATACTCCTGGAGATGTATACCTAACTCAAATTCAAACGGTAACGAATAAAACGTTTGAAACTTGTACAATTTCTGGATCTCTTAATACCTTAACTAATATTCCAAACGGTGCTCTTGTAAACTCTGGTATTACAATCAACGGAACTACTATTGCTCTTGGTGGTACAGTAACCACACCAGATAATAACACAACATATTCTGTATCTGCTGTAGATTCTCTCAGTGCTTCTGAAAAAATTATTCGTCTTACTAGTGGTGGTAATGCTGGTGCTGGTGTAGATGATGATATTATTATTGCAGTAGGAGCTCCTGCGTCTACACCAGCAGGATCAAATCCATTATCATTGTTCATTGATAGAACTGGAGATACTATTACACTCTCTGGACATGTTGTAGATAATAATACTATTACAACACTGAATGCTCCTGGTGGTTCTGCACAGTCTGGAGCAATTGATTTTACATCTACTGGTGCTGCTACAGTAACGATGTCTGGTAGCACAATTAATATTGATGCATTAGATACCGACACAAAAACTAAATTACGTGTTGGATTATCAGGAACATATGGACCAGCAGATAATGCAACTGGAAACTTTACTTTCTTAGATTCTGGTGCCACTACCGTAACTCAGGGTGTAAATGCTAACACTAACGATCCTGAAATTACAATCAGTTCCGAAGATACTGTAACTAGAGTTCGTGGTGGCACGAGTGGATCTTTCCTTCCATCTGCAACAGGAACTTCAAATACAGATGTCACTTTTATTGGTGGTACATTTAGAGACAGCAGTGTAGCTGTACAACAAAATGGTAATACAATTGAGATTGATGCATTTAATACAGATACTATTACTAGACTTGCTGCAAATGCAGGTGGAACCCTTGCCTCAGGAGATTTTAGGCTTACCTCTTCTGGTGCAACGACAATTACAACATCAACTACCGCTGGTGTAACAACGATTAACTTTGAATCTCAAAACGATGATACTGGTGCAGGACTAACTGCTTCAAAAGGTATAATTCTTTCAAGCGGAGATTTTCAACTAAAGAATGCCTCAAGTCTTTCTGGAAATGCCGTTGTAAAATGGGATAATGGTAACGAACAATTAGCAAACAGTATCATTAGTGATGATGGATCTGCTGTTACAATTACTGGAGACTTGATTGTTCAAGGTGCTCAAACAGTTCTTGAAACTTCTATTCTTCAAGTAGCAGACAACGTTATTGAACTGAGAAAAGGAAACAATCTCACTGCTTTCAATGGTGGCGTTAGAATTAACAGAACTTCTGATGCAAATGGTGCAATCACTGCATATAGAGAGTGGCAGTGGTATGAAAGTGGTGGATACTGGAGATCATGGGACGGTTCTGTTGAAGACAGAATGGTTACAGAGAATGAAAATCAAACTCTGACAAATAAGATTCTTACATCACCAACCCTACAGTCTCCAGACATTGGTGCAGCAACTGCAACCAGCATCAATGGTCTTGATATTACCAGCACTGCTGGATCTACTTTTACTGTAGCAAATAGCAAAACACTGGTTGTTCAGAGAGACGTTACCTTAAACACTGAGAATACTACTTCAAATGTTACTGTTAACTTGAGACAGGGTGGAGATGTTGTATTTAAATCTGATACACTGAACCAACTTGCATCAACAACTTCACTACAGTTGCGTACAGTTATTTCCGACACAACTGGTAATGGTAAGTTGGTATTCCAAACAAGTCCTACCATTACAAATGGCATTGTAACTGATTCGACAAGTTTTGATCTTGTTAATGCAACTGCACTAGGAATTAATTTTGGTGGTGCTGCAACCGACATTAAGATTGGAGCATCAACTGGTACTACTACTGTTAATAATAGTGTTATTGTTAAAGAAGACTTTACTGCTGGTGTTGATGTTAATGATGACGTTGTACTGAATGGACTGGTTAACGTTGAAAAAGCCGACATCAGAATTCGTGGTACATCCAGTGACCCAATGGTTGTTGGTAGAGGATCTGGTGCTGTTAATACAAACACCGCTGTGGGTGTTGGTTCTCTTGGAGCAAATACTTCTGGATCACAGAACACTGCTGTTGGATATCAAACATTACTTGTCAATAGTTCTGGTGCTGGTAATACTGCTGTTGGACATAGTGCTCTGAGAGCAGTTAATGTTGGCGAAGGCAACACTGCTTTGGGTCGTGCTGCATTGTTTGTAAACCAAGGTGGATCTAAGAACACTGCGGTTGGTGCAAATGCTCTGGAGTCTAACACAGCAGGTGATGCTAATGTTTGCTTGGGATATTATGCTGGATACAATGCTACAGGAACAGGAAACGTTCTAATTGGACCTGCTGATAGTGGCAACCCAGTTAACGATGCAACATACCAACCACCAAATGCTACTGGAAATAGACAGTTAGTTATTGGATCTGGTACTGAATACTGGATTAGAGGTGATGCTAACTTTGACGTAACACTCAACAATAACGTCACTGTTAATACTGATTTGACAGTCAAAGGAAACATGGTTGTTAATGGAACAACCACCACTGTAAATTCAAACGTTGTTAAAGTCAGTGACAAATCTTTAGAACTTGCTGCAGTCGTATCAACACAGTTTGTATGTACGGCAACAAATGGTTCGCCAAACATTACTGGTATCTCTCCAACCACTGGATTGATTCCTGGTATGATTGTTATTTCTCAGACTGCTGGTATTGACTTTGGTGGTAATTGTGAGATTGTTTCTATCTCAGGAAACACAGCAGTTCTATCTAATAATGTTAGTGGTGGTGGTACTCCTCTGGTTGATGCTATCGGTCCTTCAGATACTGCAGCTGATGGTGGTGGAATCGTTCTTAATGGAACAACAAACAAAACTTTCTTGTGGGATGAAGTAACAGATTCTTGGACATCATCTGAAAACTTCAATCTTGCATCAGGTAAAGAACTGAAACTTAATAATGTAGTGTTTGCAACCAGCACTCAGTTGGGTCCATCAACTGGAACTAATGTTGGTCTTGGATCAAAAGTTACATCTTCTTCCCTAACTTCTGTTGGTACACTAACATCACTAAGTGTATCTGGTAATGCTGATTTTGATGGCACTGGATACTTAAAACTTCCTGCTGGTACAGATGCACAGAGACCTGGACAAACTAACCAACCAGCAGCAGAAGCAGGACAACTACGCTGGAACACTACGAACACTACATTTGAAGGATACGACGGAAATGCTTGGGGCAAGATCGGTGGCGGAGCTGCTGTTTCTTCCGCTGCTCCCACTGCTGCTAATGAAGGAGACCTCTGGTATGACACAGACGACGGACGCATGTTCGTATACTATAATGACGGCAGTAGTTCTCAGTGGGTTGATGCCTCACCAAACGGAGTTCCAACTGATCTAACTGTTGATGGCACTTTAAGTGTTGATGGAAATACAACTCTTAATTCCCTGGATGTTGTAGCAGCATCTGGTGATTCTACTATTGACATTGGTGATCTATCAAATAATAATGGACATCTTGTTCTTACTGCTAAAACTAGCACGAATGAGATTCATAGTAGAAGTAATCATCAAATTGACATCTTATTCAATACTGTAACCAAACTTTCTATCAATCCATCTGGAGATATCCTCCCTGCTGTAGATGCTGCTAGTGATTTGGGTTCATCTAATGCTCGCTGGGCAAACATCTACTCTGCTGACCTTCAACTATCTAACGAAGGATCTGCTAACGAAGTAGATGGAACCTGGGGTCAATACACAATCCAAGAGGGTGAAGATGACCTCTTCCTAATAAATAGGAGAAGCGGTAAGAAGTACAAGTTCATGCTTCAGGAGGTTCAATAATGGCACCAATTTTCGTAGGCGGCAGAAGAATTCTAGGTGCCTTAGCATCAGATCCCACTACGGGATTGGCAGCTGGAGATGAGTATTTCAATACTACAACTAATGTAAAACGATTTTATGATGGAACTAGTTGGAAAGATGTAACTAATACAGATCCTCCAATGCAGGCATCTGGTGGAGATAGCGTAGATGATGTTACAATTGGAGGAACAGATTATAGAGTTCATACATTTACTAGTCTGGGATCTCAAAGTTTTACGGTAACCTCTGGCACGGCGGAGATTGAATATCTTGTTATCGCTGGCGGCGGCGGCGGTGGAATTCAACATGGTGGTGGCGGCGGTGCTGGTGGATACCGTTGTTCTGTTTCTGGTGAATCTTCTGGTGGCGGCGCGAGTGCTGAATCAACTTTTACCGCATCTGTTGGAACATACACAGTAACAGTGGGAGCAGGTGGAGCAGGGCAAGTATCTGGAAACAGTTTTGGTGGAGGCACTGGATCTAAGGGCGGCGACTCATCAATTTCTGGTAATGGAATGGCTACTATTACATCAGAAGGTGGTGGCGGCGGTGCTGCTATGTCAAATCCAAACACTAATGGAGCCTCTGGTGGTTCTGGTGGGGGTATGGCTCTAGATGGAACTGGCGGTAGCGGTGGTGGATCACCTGGCGCTGGTGCTACAAATCAGGGATATGCTGGTGGCACTATGACTGGTTATAGTAACAATAATTATGGTGGTGGATCTGGCGGTGGTGGCGCAGGATCAGTCGGTCAAAACGCTCCACATTTTGATGGTGCTAATTATTTTGCTGGTGATGGTGGTGCTGGTGTTACATCTTCAATAACTGGAACCGCAGTTGCTAGAGCTGGCGGCGGTGGTGGAGGAAGTCATGGTCCATTCACTTATGGAACTGCTGTTGCTGGCGGTGGTAGAGGTGGTCTGGGAAATAATGAAGCGGGACAAGATGCTACGGCAAACACTGGCGGTGGCGGCGGTGGATCTGGAGCACATAACGTAGATGCTGGAGATGGTGGTAGTGGTATTGTGATTATCCGCTATGCAATTTCATAATAAATAGATCTGGAGACACTAGATCTAATCAGATAAATGGCAATCGTATTCCCCGCAAGTCCCAGTGTAAATGATACATTCACTGCTGGATCTATCACATACAAATGGGATGGAGCTAAGTGGATTGGTCTAGGTGTTACTCCCGCAGATAGATTGGTTGAGGGTAGCAATAGTCTTGAGATTGATGCCAATAATAATCTGGTTTGGACTGGAGATAATGTTGGTATTAATGATACATCACCTGACAATAAATTACACATTACAACTACTAGTAGCAGTGCTTACAGCACTAATACATCTAACACTTCTAATCTAACTAACGCTTTATTAAAGCTTCAAAATTTGGACGGTTCTGATGGAACTGGTGTTAACAACTATGTTGGTGTTCAGTTCTCTGTTGCTAATGGTGCTACATCTACAGCACAAATGCATTATGTAAGAACAGGTGATAACGCTGGTAAGTTTGAGTTCAAGGCAAGGAACACATCATCCAGTTATCCAAACCTTTTGACTTTAAAATCTAATAATGATATTGGTATCAACAAACCAGAACCAGCATCATGGGGAGCTGGAATTCCAACTATTGAAATCAAAGGAACTGTAGCTACTGGCGGCAACTCTACTCGTTCGGGTGCTATTGCTTTTGAATCGGGTAGTGGTACTAATGGATATGCTGCTTTGTGGGGTCAAGAAGGTGGCATTCACATTTATACTAGTGCTACTGATAGAGCCTCCACAGCATATAGTTCAAAGTTTCATTCAGACGGAAACTTATACTTCGCTTCTGGCAAAGGTATTGACTTCTCTGCTAATGCCAACGCCTCTGGAATGACTAGTGAGTTGCTTAATGACTATGAGCATGGAACTTGGACACCAACGGTAGTAAATTTGGGAGACCATAGTAACACTGCCGCATCAACATGGGGCAAGTATACTAAAATTGGAAATAGAGTTTGGATAACATGGAGATACTCATGGAGTAGTAGAACTACAACAAATGGTAGTACCCCAGTATACTTGGATAGTTTACCATTCACATCTGCGGATGATTCAAGGGGTTCTTCTGTTTATATTGGTGGTCTTGAAGGAGTTGTAGTTTCAAATCAGGGAAGAACTCACTATGGTGGTTATGTTTTACCAAATAATACACGGATTATTTTTAGAGCAAGTGGTGAGAATGTTAGTGAAAATTCCTTGCAAGGATCAAATGCAACTAGTTTAAATAATGGATATATCTATGGAGGAGCAAGTTATATTGTATAAATACAACGCCTAAACCAGTTTAGTTCGGAGAATTACCCTAATGGCATTAGAAGAAAAATCTGTAGTAGATAAGATTGAAGTTCTACTCAATGGATCTGTTCAAGTAAGAAGAAGAGATCAGATCCTCAAAGATGGTGTAGAAGTTGCTGCTACTTATCATCGTCATGTTCTTAATCCTGGTGCTGATACATCAGCAGAAGATCCTAGAGTTGCTGCTATTGCTGCTGCTACCTGGACTGATGAAGTCATCGCAGCATACCAAGCATCACTACCCGAAGCACCTGCTGAGTGATAAATAGAGCTGCCTTGCTACTCTATAAATGGCGGAAGACAAATCCAAAGTTGTAGAGAAGGAAGACCACGATGATGATAAAAGTGAAGTGCTCGGTAATCTTGTAAAGGTTGTCGTTCTTATTTGGTCTGCTTCTCTTCTTACATTCAGTTACGTTAGACTTCCAAATGGTCAAAAGATTTTAGATTTTGACCCAACTTTTATCGCATCCGTGTTCTCTGGATCTTTAGCTGCGTTCGGACTGTCTCCTGCCAAGTCTGGTGGTTCTGCTAAGAAAGCACCTGAGATCAAGAAGAAAGAAGAAACACCCGAACCCAAGGTCTGATCATGCAAAAATTAATCAACGTTGTAGCACTACTTTCTGGTCTTACCTCTCTAGGTTTGATCGGTGGTAGTGCTTATTTGCTTATCAATAAGGATGCTCTGATTGATCAAGCAAAGAGTGCTGCTGCTAAAGCAGCAACGGAAGCAGTCACTGCTGCTCTTCCTGGTATGCTGGATGCTGCTATGCCCAAGTTACCTGAGGTAACTGGTCCTGCTCTTCCAGAAGGTGGTTCGTCCCTTCCTACGACGACTGGACCCGCTCTCCCCTTCTAACCATGAACCTCTTTAACAGCAACAAAGAACAACCTGGCGACTACTTCCCTGAACCTAAGAAAGAAAAACCGTCTACGTTCAAGATTTTTATTG